CGCCAGACGGTTCGGCGTCCAGAGCCGGGGCGTCCCGCCGCTTGGCGGGGCATCGCGCCACGCATCACAGGTCAGCATCGCCGCCTGCGCCCGGCCTATGCGCCTTCCCTTTTCCCACTTCGCCATTGCTTCGGCGATGTCGAACGCGGGCGAGACTTGGGACGAGACCATGATCTTCACGCGATGCTCGCCGAGGGTCGGGTCTTGCGCCGCCGCCCGCTGGTTCTGCGTCGGGCTCAGATCGGCGAGCTGATAGATCGCGCTCGCGACCACGATATAGTCGCTGTATCGACCGTCCACCGACCGTTCGGCGGTGATCGCCTCGACGTTGCCTGGCACGGTGAAGCCGCTCGCCATCGAGAGCGTGCCAACCCGGTCAAGCACCAGCATCCCGGCCTCGTTCTCGTAGACCAGATAGCGCGCATAGCGGGCGACGCTCTCGATGATCTCGTAAGGCGTTTCACCCAACCTGACCTGAAAGTTCGGGATGGCGATGCCGAGGTCCTGCACCGCTGACACGACCTTGACGCCGTAGGCTTTGGAGACCCGCGTTGCCAAGTCGAGCGTGTCTTTGGCGTTGATCGAGCCGCCCTTGATGGTTGGGTCGCTGGCGATGTCGGCGCTGCAATCGACCAGGTTCCGGGTCAGGCCGCGCCCGGTGAGCGTGACCACATGACCGTGGGCATCGAGGTTGATCGTGCGGCGGTCAATCCTGCCGCTGATGACCAGATCGGTGCCGATGTAGATTTGACAGGCGAGCCCCGGCTGCGTCCCCTTCAGCGCCGCTCCCTGAAGGAACTCGGTCGAGGCGGTGAGCGAGAAGTTGTTCGGGATGGTCTCGCACGAGCGCGAAATCGCCACCGTCTGCCATCCCTCGAAACGGTCTGACCCGGTGACGATGGCGACCGCATCAGGGTCCGCCGGAGCGACGGCTGACACTACGAGGCCAGCGCCAGGAACGAGGTCGGGCAGAAAGCCGGGTGGATCGCCCCCGCCTCCGCCGCGATCTCATCAGCCCGGCCGGCGTCGCGGTAGAGCGTTTGCGCCAACGCGAGCGACGGCATCGCGACCCTCGTGGTAACGGGAACGGTTGACGGCAGGCTGGCCCCGCGCGTCGTCAGGTCGCGCACCACCGCAGCGCGGAGCTGCTTCAGCCCGGTATAGGCGTCATCCTCGCCCGCATCCCCGGCGGCGGTGATCTCGACATCGAGGGCGGCGGCGACCGCCTCCCGCACCGCGGCGGCGTCGTTGTAGCTGGTCGGCTGATAGGCCGCCGAGGCAAGGGCCAGACTGACCAGGGCGGCCCGCCTGCAAGCGGCGGCGGTCGCATCGCGCATGATCGCCTGCGCCGCGCCGATGCCCACGGACCCGCCGGCCCCATCCTCGAAGCTAAATGCAGCGAGCGACTGCAAGATTCGGAGCTGGTCGGCGGGGTTGGTGATCCCGCTGCGCATCGCCTCCACAGTCGCCGAGAGGGGTGTCATCAGGTCGGTTGCCGCCGAGAACGCGCCGATCGCCGCGACGGCCGCGCTGCCGGCGGTGGCGGTGGTTTGCCGCTGCACCGCGAGCTGCGACTGAAGGGTGGCGACCGTCGTTCCGACCGGCAGGTTCGCCGTGGCCGAACCGGCGGCATAGCGCCCGTAGGTCGTGTCGCTGTCCGGCGGCGGCAAGGCCGTTGCCATCGCGACTATCCCGCCGGGATCAGCACCACCCAGGACCGTGGCGGCGACGAAGGCCGCGACCACTGTTTGCCCCTCGCCGGTCACCGCTGACCCCTGAAGCGCTGCCGGAGCGGCCACGCCGCCGAGGCTTGCGCCGCACCCGGCGAGCGCACAGACGGCCAGGTTCACCACCGACAGGACGGTTGAGATGATGGTCGACAGCAGGCTTGGGGTGCCGGCTTCAAGGAACTCGAAATGGACCTCGACAACGCGGCTGCGGTCCTTGCTCAAGGCCGTGCCGTAGGACAGCAGAGCGACCTGGATCATCCCGAGCGTCGGGTGAACGAGGGTTCCAGGGCCTTTCTTTTCCGCCGCGCCATCGAGGGCGAGTTGCAGCACCGGCGCCAGGTCGCCGATCAGGTAGCCGGTCATCGAGAAGACGCGCAGCGAGCGGCCGAGGTCTTCCGGCCAGCCGCCGTCGCGGAACGGATATTCGTGGACCGCCAGCCGCCTTCCCTTGCGCACGCCTGAGGCGACCACCTTGAACGGCACGCCACGGAACGAGGCGGTTTGCAGCAGGCCAAGGAATCCCGGCAGGGATGTCGGCAGCGCAAATCCGGTGATGTTGGTAAAGCCGCTCATCAGAGACCGACATTCGGGGTTTCCACGCGCGGCGGTGCCGTTGTAGCTCTGCCCGAGGCTGTTGCCCGCGCTCGCGTCCCCGGCGGAGCGTGCGCGATGTCAACGGTCACATGCACCGTTCCGTCTGGCCTGCCTCCGCGCCCGCCGTATTCCTGCCCACGGGCGAGGTCCACGCCACTGGCGAGGTCGGTTTCCGACACGGCTCCGCTTTCATGCGGCGCTGCGGCCCGAACGTAGGCGGCGGCGGTTCTGGGGTCGCGCATGTTAATCGTTTCGTTCGGCCCGACGCCGATGGATTTCGCCACGTCCGCAACATAGCCGGTTGAATCGAACGCCGGATCACTGACCCAGCGATCGACCAGTTGCTTGACGGTCTTCAGGCCGCTGTCCTGATACATCCTGAGTTGGCGCAGTTCAGCCGCTATGCCGTGCGGCATATCCGCGAAGACGCCAAACCGATGGTCCGATCCGGGTTCGCGCCCGAGGACGCCCGGCTGGTCACCCACGAAGCCGAGGTTCAATGGGTTGCGGTTGTGGATGCCGCGCGTCTCGCCCGAAGGCCAGTTGTCCGGCGGGAGCACCGATGGGGGGCCGAGAAGATAGCGCACACCCCTTTCAAGAGCCCCGCCTTGTTGGAAAAAACCTGGACTGCTCGGCGGAGCGTTCATGTCGATTGGCGGCGTGTCGCCCTGCAACCAAGCCGTTATCGGGTGGTCGTTTTTCCAGTCTTCCCAGACCTTCCCTCCCGCCTTGAATGCCTCCGTTCGGCCGTCGTAGTCGTCGCTCGCGGTGTCGCCGGTCAGAGCCAGCGGGACCGCCAGCGGCGCCGCATCGACCAGGGAGCCAAGGCCCAGCAGCCGCATCACCCAGGCCGCCGGCCGCAGCAGCCCGAGAGCGGTGATGCCGATGCCGAGTTCCGTGTAGGATTTCGCGAGGCCCTGGTTGTGCTCGATCCAATCCGAGGTCTTCGTCATCACGCGGTCGGCGACACCTGACCAGTCATTTGCGATGTGGTTGCCGATGCCTTCGAGGTCTTCCTGCAAGCGGGAAAACGACCCCTGCACCTTCGTCGCGTTCGCCGCCATCTGTTCGGTCCAGACGGCTCCGGTCGCCTCCGCCTTCTTCTGCCACTCGTGCAGACCGGCCGCGCCGTCCTTCAGCGCCGGCAGCACGTCGGCATCGCCCCCGACCGAGGTAATTGCGCGGACCTGGGTGCCGTGGTCCTTGTAGGTCTTGATCTTGTTGGCGAGCTGATCGAGCGCGTCTTCGGTTTTGGCGATGTTGCCGTGGCCGTCGCTGGCGGAGATGCCGAGCGCATCGAGCGTCTGGATAGCACCCTGGTCGTGGCGGTAGAACGCTGCTTGCAGCGTGGCATTCAGACCCTTGACGGTGCTTTCCGCCGCGCCGGCCGAACTGCCCGCGAGCTGCATCCCCTTTTCCAGACTGCTCAGTTTGCTGACCGGCATGTTCAGCGCGTAGGCGGTCTTCGTGATCGTGTTGCCGGCCGAGGCCCATGTCTTCTCCAGGGCCGCCATGCCGGCTAGGCTGGTCGCGCTGGTGATCGCGGCCATCGGCGAGACCATCTGCTCGACCGCGCGGAAGGCGCCGAGCGCATTGTTGCCGAGACCAAGCATCCCCTCTGACAGCTTGGCAAGGCCGGCGCTGCCGTCGTTGATCGAGGCGAGGTTCTTCGAGCTTTGCCCGGCCGCTTTCGACAGCGCGTTGATGCGCTTGTTGACCGTGTCGAACTTCGCGCTCGCCTTGTCGATCGCGTCGATGGTGACTGAGACGCCGGTGTTAGCCACGTTCGCGCCTCACAATTTCAGGGATCAGACCCCACCAGCGATGCAGCACCGGCAGCGGCAGGGCCAGCGCCCACACCAGACCTTCGCCAAAGAAGCGGCCAACGCAGGCCGCCATGATCTCAATCTCACCGGCTTGCGCCAGGTCGTTCAGGCGGGTGCGGTATCGGACGGCTCTGCCGCCTTGGCCGCCGCTTCTGCCGCGACCTCGGCCTCGGCCGCTGCCCGGCGGGCAGCCCGCCATGCTACCAAAGGGTCGGGGCCTGGCGACCCCATGAACTCGTCCATGTATTCGCCCATCTGCATCACCAGCCAAGCCGGCAGGGTCTTCAGCGCGTCATAGGGAACGTGCTCGCCCGACACCCCCTCTATGAGCCGCAGTGTCGTGTCGAGCGGCGACTGACCGCGGATCGCGGTTGCCTTGAGGATGTCGGCGCTGGTTGGGGCCCTCAGCGTCACGCTGTCATAGTTCATGCCGTTGTGGCTGAGTGGCGTCGTCAGGGTCCAGGTGACAGGCTCAGGGACCGGAACCCAGCTCACGGCCCGCCGGTCTCCACCAGACAACCGGCCACGCCCTCAAACTTGAAGTCGAAGCCAGCGTCGGAACCCGACACGCCAGGGCGGCCAGTATACCACATATTATGCCCGTTGATCTGCTTGCCGTTGGCGAGCGTGACCACGATCGTCGCGTTGTTCAGGTTGGTGAAGCCGGTCACGCTGACCGCCTGGCTGTCGCGGAACTTGCCCGATACAAAGGGGGCGACGGGCTTTTGTGAGTAGCCGTCCACCCCGGACAGGAAGGTCATGGTCTCGTTTTCGAGGGTGGCCGGATCCCAAGTGAACTCGATCACCGGGAACGCGGAGCCGTTGACGGTGAAAGCCGTGATGCCGGCGAGCCGCCGGTTGGTTGGCGTCGTGGGAGCCAGTGTGCCGCTCATGCTTCAGGCTCCCTTCAAGTGCTTTGGACGAACTGCGCCAGGATGGCGATGTTGATGACCTGATCGCTGAAATCGAGCG